TTCTTTAGGAGTTAAGATGTTAAGCGGTTTATCTAACAATGTAGATTTAACTGGATTTAGCTCAGGTGTTACAAGTACTTGGGGAACTGAAATTGCTGAATTAGCTGCTGGTTCACCAGTTACTGCTGCTCGCTCAATGACTCCTAAGAGATTAGGTTCATATGTTCCAATGAGTAACCAATTGTTGATTCAGAATCCTCAGTTAGAGGCTTTCGTGATTCAGTCATTAATGGAGTCAATCTATGTAAATGTAGAAGCTGCTTACATTAATGGTTCAGGTGCTGCTCCATTAGGTTTGTTAGGAACTGCTGGAATCCAAAACGTAGCAATCGGAACAAATGGTGGTGCGCCATCTTATGCTAAGATTCTTGAATTAGTACAAACTTTAGGTAGTGCTAATGCTAACGTAGAAGAATTAAAGTTTTTAATTAACCCTAAAGTTGAAGCTAAATTAAAGCAAACTGCAATCGATTCAGGTTCAGGTGCAATGATTATGGCTTATCAGCAATATTTTATGGGTACTCCAAATGTAATCGATGGTAAAATGACTGCGGTAACTTCAAACGTACCAAGTAACTTATCAAAAGGTTCTACAACTGGTGTATGTTCAGCCATCATCTGTGGTGAATTTAGTAAGTCAGTAATCGGTCAATTTGGTGGAATGGATTTAGTTATCGACCCATACACTTTGGCTCGTAATGGTCAAACAAGAATAGTTGCTAATACTTACTTTGATTGCGCTTTTGAGCAACCAGCAGTATTTGGTGCTATCTTAGACGCTACCACTACATAGTTGTTGTTAGTTGTGTAATGTTATCGGGGGGAGTTTAGGCTCTCCCCGTAACTTATTAAATTATGAAAGTAAAATTTATACAATCACCAGTAGGACCATTTGGATTAGGATATACAATTGGCGACCAAGCTGAAATTAACGAAACTTTAGCAGCTACTTTAATAGAAAAAAAGTATGCAGTTGAAGTAAAAGAAATTGAAATGGCAACCATTGCACAAATGGAAACGCCAGAAACAAAAAAGAAACGTAAATAAATGGCAAATTATAGACTTGTAACAGGACCAACTACTGAACCTTTGACTTATTCAGAGGTAAAGAACTTTTTGCGTCTTAATGATGATAGTGAGGAAACTTTCGTTACAAGTTTAATAACTGCTGCAAGGCAATTAGTAGAAGATAGAACATGGCGACCATTAATAAGTCAAATATGGGCTATGCAATTTGATTATGAGGAAATAAATTATAGCATTTTCTACATTAACAAATCGCCACTACTTAGTGTTCAAAGTGTAACTTATTTTGATGAAAACGATGTTTTACAAACATTAGCTGCTAGTCAATATGAAGTTGATATTTATGGTAGCCCAGCAAGGTTTAGGCTGATAAATATTCCAGAATTGAAGAAAAGAATGAACGCACTACAAGTTAATTTTACTTGTGGATATACAAACGCAGCATCCGTGCCGCTACCAATAAAGCAAGCAATGTATTTAATTATTGGTCACTTATACGAAAATAGACAAGATGTTGTTACGGGAACTCAAGTACACGAAATTCCAGATAGCAGCAAATACTTATTAGAATCATATAGAAACAACTTTATTTTTGCCCCACTAATTTAAAAACAATATTATGTTAAGTTTAATCGGAAAAAAAGTAGTAAACGTAACGCCAAGCGATACGGTATCAATCACAGATGAGTTTAATACTCCAAATACTGTGGGTTCATTATACATTGGAACAGGAGGAAACGTAACAGTTATGCCTTGGTACAATGGTGATACAAATAGTGCATCAACTACTGGTGTTTTAGGTGCCAAGATATTTTTAAACGTGCCAAATGGTACTTTTTTACCTATCGGATGTACTAAGGTATTTGCCACAGGAACAACTGCAAGTAACATTCTTGCAATTATAGAATAGTAACAAATTAAAATAATAAATATATGCCAAGTTCAGGACCTATGAATGGAACAGCCGTTGTGCTGAAAATAAACGGTACTACCGTTGCAAAACTAAAGTCAAACACTATGAACTTTAGCCGTGCTTTAATCGATGTGAGTAACAAAGATTCAGGTGGGTGGAAGCAATCAATTTATGGTCAAGGTTCAGGAACCTTTGACTTTGAAGGTGTATTTGATGAAGCTGGTAATTGGGGATTTAGCCAAGCATTTACAGCTTTAGCCGCAAAAACTAATTTAACTGCTCGTTGGGCTGCTGCTGCTGGTGACATTTACTACGAAGCAACTTGTTTAATTACTTCGATTAGCGAAAGCGCACCAATGGAAGATGCAGTAACTTTTACTGGTACTTTAGAAATGACTGGCGCACCTACAACAGGTATTATGTAATGAGTATTAACTTTGGCAAATACGACCAAAGAGTCGAAATATTGAATTATACCCAAACTCGCTCCAGTGATGGTGGCGAGTTGAGGGTGTATTCTGTACTCTACACTGTATGGGCTAAAGTTACACCTGTTGGCGGAGCAGAAACTCAGCAAAGCGATGAAAAGGTTGCAAGCATTGTTATTGATGTTGATGTAAGAGCAACTGGCTTAACCCTAAACGAAACTATGCGAATGAATTGGAGAGGTAAAACTTTTAATATCACTTCAATTGATGAATTTGGTTTAAGATTAAACGAAGGCTATAAAATAAGGGGAACAGCAAAGGATAATGATTAGCATGAAAATACAAGGTATGGATAAAACCATCCAAATGCTATCTAGAACTGAATGGCTTGAACCAACTGAAATTGACAAAGTAATAAGAAGTGCAGCTCAACCAATGGTAGAAGCAATTAAAGCTGGTTATGGCGCAAACACTAAAACAGGAGCGTTAAGAGATTCAGTAATGGCTTTTAGGCGTAATAGAGCAAAGGGTGAGCCATATTTTACTTATTTTGTTGGTCCAAGATATACAGGTTCAGCTAGTTTATATTCTTATGGTGGTAATGCTGCTCACTTGCTAGAATATGGTACAGTAGAGAGATTTAGAGCCAATACTAAACTAGGTGGAGTAGGTAAAAGAGTAAAAGGCAAATCTACGGGCATAAAAGGCGTTTACGGAGCTAAAATATCAACTGGAAGGGTAAAGCCTTACGGAGTTATTAGAGCAGCAGTAGATAGCACCAAAGAAAATTCTATTCAAATAATGACTAGCGGAATAAACGAATTAATTAGAAAACAAGCAAAAGCGGAAGGTTTACAAGTAGCATGACAGTAGATAGTATTATATTTGGAATATTAAATGGTAATAGTGCTGTTACTGGCGTAGTTGGTAGTAAAATATTTCCATCACAAGCTCCTCAAACAACTCAATTTCCTTTTATAGTATTTGAAACTATTTCAACAATGCCTAACAATACAAAGTCTGGCGTTAGTGAAATGGATAAATACAGAATACAAGTGACTACTTTAGCCAAAGAAAATAACCAAGCTAATGATATTGCAGACAAAGTAAGGTCAGCATTAGACTATTACAAAAGTGGGGATGTTCAGTTGATAAGTTTTCAAGCACAAAATAGTGCATTTGATAACATAAGTGGGCAAGATGGTATATTTTTGAAGTATCAAGATTATTTTTTAACATTAAGTAGATAAACATGAAAATCACAATTAACAACAACGAGCATGAGTTTAAGTTTAGTTTTTTAGCAATTACAGAACTTGAAAAAGTTACTGGCAAAAAATTAAATGAAGTATTAAAAGAAATGGAAGAAATTTCCAACACTGGTTTAGATTTTTCAATTATATTAGACATTGCATATTGCGGATTAAAGTTCACAAGCAATCCAAAGACAATTGAAGAGGTTGGTGAGTTATTAGATAATGGCAGTAGAAAGGATTTAGAAGCTATTTTAACGGGTTTTATGGATGGTATTAACAAATACCTACAAGTTGACCCAAACTTGAACAGCCAAGCATCCTAGACTATTGGGAGTGTTTGGCTTTATCGTGGGGTTGGAGTTATGACCGAATTTACACATCAGATTTGCGAGAATTTGCAATGTGTTTACAAGGGCATAAAATAACAGAATTTGAACGTACAAAAGTACTTTACGAAGTAGGTAGATATAATGCTTCAAGAGTTTTAACCGTTCATAAGAAAAAAGGCTCAATTCCTTTAGATTGGTGGAGTTTCAATTGGGACCCAAAACCAAAAACTAAAGATGATTGGCTAAAAGACAATAAACAATTAATTCAAACTTGGGATAAGTTGAGCAAGGCAAAATGAGTGAAAAAATAAACGTACTTATTGGGGCAAATATTGAAGGCTTAAAGACCGCTTTAGCTGAATCTGGTAGGAGTTTATCTGAGTTTGGAACGCTTGCTCAACAAGCACCTAAGAAAGCTAAAACTGCTGTTGATGAATTAAATAAAAGTTATAGAGATGCAGTAAGAGATGCTAAAAACTTAGCATTAATGCAAGGTCAAACTAGCGAGGCATTTTATGAAGCTCAACTAAAAGCTAAAAACTTAAAAAGCCAAATTGAACAATTAAATCAAGTTGTTGGTCAGACTGGTAAAATAGCTGGAGGTGCTGGTGGTATACAACAAGCATCGCAAAAGTTTGATATGCTTGGGCATTCTGTTAATCAAATAACAAGAGAATTGCCAGCGTTCACAAACTCAATGACTACTGGTTTTATGGCTATTTCCAACAACATTCCAATGTTGGTAGACCAAATTAATAACATAAGCAGAGCAAATCAGGCTTTAGCTGCATCAGGTCAACCAGTAAAATCTGTATTTTCTCAATTAGTAGGTTCATTATTTTCTTGGCAAACTGCTTTAAGTTTAGCGGTAACAGCTTTAACTATATTTGGAGCAAGAATAGTAGAATCTATATCTAATACTGATGCTGCTGCAAGGTCATTAAGTTTTTTAGAAACTCAAACATCAAAATTCACTAATTCAATAATAGACCAAACAGGCGAATTATATAAAAGAAATGAGCAATTAAGAATATCGTTAGGAATAGCCAAAAATGGCACATTAATGGATGAAGAATTAATTAAAATTAATAATATAAAAATTCAGCAAGCAAAAGATTTATTATATGAAAATGAATTAAGTAAATCAATTCAATTAGCAAGGTTTTTGTCAGGTGAAAAAGCTATTTTATTATCTAAATTTGAAGTTGAAGCAGTAAATAACGAAATAAAAGCGTTAAATGACCAAAATAAAGCTTTACAAGCTAATATAGAAATACAAAAGCAATTACAACAAATTAAAGAAAACGCCAAAAATTATAGGCAGCGTAAAGATGAATCTATTCAAATTATAAGTACAAGGTCATTTGAAATACCAGAATTAAAAGGCATGGCAGTAGGCGCAATGAATAAAATAGTTCAAGATGCCTTAGATGTAAGATGGGATGAAATAAATGGTAAAGCATTAAGAGGAATGAATGAATGGAGAGCCAACTTTAAGGGTTTTATTACAAAAGTTCAAGAAGCTTCATTAACTTTAAACGATGTTGTTCGTGCGTCAATGAATGCACTTGGTGATTTAATTCAAACAGCTACATTTAGAACATCCGCAGAAGGAGATAATTTTGGGGAAGCATTAATAGGGTCTTTATTAGGTTCTATGGGAAAATTTATGTCGGCTTGGGGTTCGCAACTTATTTTAGTTGGTATTGGTGCTGAGGCTTTAAAAGCATCGTTAGCAAGTTTAAATGGAGTTGGTGCAATTATAGCTGGTACAGCTTTAGTTATTGCAGGTAGTGCAGCTACAAAAATGGCTTCAAATATGGCTAATAATCCAAAAGGAGCTGGTGGCGGTTCAGGCGGTTCATATTCATCTTCAAATAGTGGTGCAGGGGCAACAATTCCATCATTTAACCCAACAGGTATGATGATTAGTATAGATGGACTTGTAAGAGGCAACAACATTGTTGTCGCATTAGACAACCAAACACGAATGAATAGGAGAGTAAGATAATGGGAGTAAG